GTCTAAAAGTAAATCCTTTCTGTTGTAGTTCGGCACATTTAAGAGCACGTACCAGCTCATGATCTAACCTCATCTTCTCCTCTTGTCTTGCTGCAATACGTCTGCATTGCTTTAATCCTTTACGATCAAGAGGAACCATGAAGTTAACTTGGAAACCCCAGTTCTCGTTTAGTTGATAACTTGATGGGTATAGACCTTCCATGTTTTCTTTCTCAGAGTATGGGTTAATATGGTTGCCCATGTAAAAAGGCGAAAAGGTCATAGTCGCCCCATTACATGAGATTCCACTGCCATAGTTCTGTCGTGATGGTGCTCCATTGTTCTGGAACTGCACCGCACTGTTGGTAACATTGCCCGTTGCGGCTGCAACCGGGTTGGCATTATTCGTGACTTCTGGTTCAGTCTCTGTTGCTAGAACAGGACTTACTGTGAGAAGACTGATAAGGATGTAGTAGTAGTATTTATAGTGTAGTCGATTGTTGTGTCGATTTGCTCTACTAGACCGGCGGCTCTTGATACTGTTTCCATGTTCCAAGGCTTGGTTACATCTTTGACGGAGAATGTTGTATCTGCTGCTATAATGTTTCCAGAAGGCTCGACATTGCTTCCAGACCAGCTCTTGAGGGCTGTTCCGAACTTTTGTGTCTTTATGACTTCCTTCACTGTTTGGGTAGTTGTTGTCGTTGAGTTCATTGACCCCTGTGTAAAGTTCGGGGTTATTGTATTGGCTCTTGCAGCTGCGGGTGACAACAGAGCTAAGAGAAGAATCCATTTCTTCATTGTTTTGGTTTATTTGGTGTTTGTGTATTTGTTGCTTTCTTACTATTACTATTACCTGTAGACAATCCGAATGTTGCTAGAGCTCCAGTAAAAATCGAAGCAACAAAAGTGATATCCGATGATGCCCCTAAAGGTTTCTTGACCATAGGCAACTCGACATAGTTTAAAGTGATGATAAATCCTGACCAAATAACAACACCCAAGCGTACCATTGCACCGAGGATCTGCATTTGTTCATCGTGGTCATCAACATTTTCTTTTAATTTTGTTAGTAAACCTTTCTTTGGTTCGTCAGGTTTTAGGCTTTTTGCTTCCACTTATTTTTTTCCATAACGTTTTTAATATGGGTTTTAAAATCTTAACTACCCATTTAAAAGCGGCTGTAGCTGTAAGGGTGGCTGCTACAGAAATAACTGCCGTAGTACCAGCTGTAATAAGTATCTCACTTTCTGGTACTGGCATTTTGATATTCACAACAGGTATGTTGACTTGGTTGATACCAGATGGCGTTTGACTTGCACTAGATCGTGCACCACCTGTAGTTTTTGGTACAACCCCTGTTGGAGCTCTCAGATCACTGGGTGGAACAACCAAAGGAGTATAACTTGGTATATCTCCTATAGGTAACTCAAACTCAAAACTTGGGAAATCAAAGGCTTCGGGTAAATATAAAACCGGTATTTCCATAAGTTAAAAGTTAGCTAGGCTCTGTCGGCCAAGTGATGTTATCTGGGTCTGACTGAGTAGGTACATCTCTCAATGCTTGACGATATGTCTTCCAAGCATCAGATAATGTGAGATCACTACTAGCTCTCCAATCTGTTGCAGAAAGTTTGCCGTTCCTTTCTGCTCTAATTCCTACCCATTTACTAGCAAGAATTTGTGCTTCTGTAGGTTTGTTTGCTTCGATTTCTGCAATTTCCTCAGCGGTCAATTCTATAATTTCACCATTGACCGCTTTATACATTTTTTCAGACATTAGTTTTTCTCTTTTAAAATTTTTTAATTATGATTCTAGGAATCTATAAAGTAATACATCAGCATCTGTGATGTTGTAACCAGACCACTCACTAAATCTTATTCCATATAATCTAGCATTATTAACTTCGCTATACTGGTTTTCTGTACCGAAATAACCATAACTACCACATTCCTCTCGACCGGGATGTATAGCCATAAAGCTTGCCCATTGACAATCTTCTCTTGTATTCCAATCAAATACTCCACAGAAATTCTTTTGGCCGCCACTTCCACCTGTTCTTAACATAAAATTGTTACCACTATCTTGATTATCACGTTGAGCATAATGATACGTATGGATTGCAGCTATTGACAGCTGATTATTACTACTACCAAAAAGCTGTACCCTCATATGGCTAGAATGAGTAGAAAATCGTAATTTTTTAATTATTAATATATACTCAGAATTATCAACAAGATTGTTAAACTCTAGGTAAGAGGTATTTGTGTTTGTTATAACTGTGTGACTTTCTAGCTTTAGGGAAGCACCAGATGTTGCAGGCAAAGATGCAGGCAGTACAGAATTTGGTAATGTACCACTTGTTAAATTACTTGCATTTAATTGTGTTAGATCAGCATCTTCTAAAGTAGCACACTGTAGTTGTCCTGTAGCAGTACTACCAGAACCAGTTTTACTTGTTACTTTTAAAAATTTACCCGCTTCTATATTAGTATTGGGTAGATTTAAAGTATAAGACTGCCCTGCACTGTGCGGTGGAGATTTTAGTTTTACACCGTTGTTACCTGTAAGAGTTTTTAATTCTAAAGTACCATCATTTCCACCAGCACCTTTAACTTCGATAACACCACTACCACTAGGAGTTAATTTTATGTTTGTGTTTTCGGTTTTAGCTTCAAGTTCATTAACTTTTATTTTTGACATAATTTTTAATCCATGTATTTGTATAGCATTATTTCAGTTGGGGACTCAAAAGATGTTCCATATGGGGAATTATTATTTTTTAAAGATATTCCTCTAGGAGCCACATTAGTCGTAGTCATAGACATGTAAGCTTCGCAAGCACCACTGTAGCTAGATTGATTGTAGTGATCGTGCCATTGTCTATAGTGCATAGCTGGATTATAAGTATCAGTACTAATTTCTAGTATAAAAGGATTTTGTTCAGATTGATAACCTGACATTCTAAAATAATTAGCATTAGTACCATTAGCAGTAGTTGAATTATGATAATAAGTTTCGTTGTATTTTCCTAGCCTTTCATGTACTTCCATTACTCCATTACCCAAAGCATAACCACTAGCATCTAAAAAAGCAAGTTCATTCCAAGAGGTGCTAGTTAAGATTACAGTTTTTCCAATTAAAACATATTGAGAATCAACATCTAAACCTGTAAAAGCTATTTCAGTAACATTAGAAGTTACCGTAGTCTTTTGAATAAGCTTATAAGCAAATCCTGATGTATTTGGAAATGATGCTGGCAACCTAGCACTTGGTATAGTACCTGTCGTAAATTCACTCGCATTCATATTGGTTACATCTGTAGTTGCTATAGTTGCATATTCAAGCTGCCCTGATGCTGTAGATCCACTTCCCGTAACACTTTTTACTTTTAAATATTTATCAACATCTACATCATTATCTGGAAGAATTAATGTATGAGCTTGTGCTGCACTGTCAGGAGGTGTTTTAATTTTTATATTATTAAGTTGTGTGGATGTATTTAGTTGCACAGTACCATCAACTAACTCACTTTGAACTTCAACACTACCAGTTCCGTTAGGTGTAAGTGCTACATTCGTAGTTTTTGCTTCGATTTCGTCGATTATAATTTTTGACATAGTTTAACTCTCCACGTACTTGTAAAGGCTCCAGTCGTTATACTCCATACCAGATCCGCTATTAGGGTAAAACTTTATTGCTCCTACAGTTCTAGTTGCTGCGGCATTATTTTCATTATAATTTTTATAAAAAGAAGCCATTATTTTAATCTGAGTATCTGTAGCTTTAGGATTAAAACCTCGTAAAAACAAGCAAGCATTGCCTGTTGTAGTAATAAAATCTGCTGTACCGTAATACCAAGTTGATGAAGCTTGATTACCGTCATCTGGGTTTAGATCAATGTAACTATCACTTCCACTAGAGTTGTAAGTAGCATAGTTTCTATAACCATACCATTTCTGAAATCTATATTCAGATGAGTAGTAGTTTGAAGTACTTGATCCAAATTGACAACGTAGGTCACCATTTACCTTACAAGATTTTATTACAATCCTATATGCAGCATTGTTATCAACAGTAAATTCAACAGAACTATAAGCATTAGTTGGGCTTGGATGGAATCTTGATACAAACTGAAATCCAGCTCCAGAACTTGCTGGAAAAGATCCAAGTCTTGCATTTGGAACATTGCCTGATGTTAAGTTAGAAGCACTAAAAACAGGATTTGATGGTATTGGATTATCAGCGTATTCAAGTTGTCCAACTGCTGTTGCACCACTTCCAGTTATGCTTTTAACTTTTAATAATTTATCTTGTGCTATTTGATTATCAGGTAAAATTAATGTGTAATTCTGAGCAGCACTATCAGGCGGAGCTTTTAGCTTAACACCATGACTGTTATCAGAACAGTTTAATTGTAAAATAGCATCATTCGTAGCACCTTTAGCTTCCAGTATTCCAGTTCCTTTTGGTGAAATTTTTACATTCGTATTCGTACTGGTTGCTTCTATTTCATCGACTTTTAATTTAGCCATAATTTAAACGTTTAAAAAAATTTTATAGTGGAACCATTTGTAACAGTTACAGTAGAACCAGATCCAATAACGAGTGGACTTATTGCGAAATAATTATTACCTGTAGTTGTTGTGTAGTTATGATTAACTTGGCTATCTGATTCTATAAATAGCTTTTCACCTCCAGAGCCTACTAGCGTTACTATAGACATGAGGTAATACATTTGAAGTAACATAGTTCTAAACGGTTACAAATTGTATTTGACTTCCAGCTGACACAGTTAATGTGGCATTAATTGTTAGAGGAAGAAGATTCAGATAATTTTTATTTGTCCCTGTTGTAAAGTCATTATTCATTACATTATCTGCTTCTATAAATATTTTGTCAGTGCTTCCTCCAACTAAACCTCCTGTTTCTGGAAGATTAGTTAAATTAGCTGCACTAACAGCTGGTAAAATAGCTGGGAATCTGGCATCAGGAATAGTACCAGACGTTAAGTTGTTAGCATCTAAATTTGTAAGGTCTACAGGTAAGTTAGTTAAATTAGCTCCACTAATAGCTGGTAACGCACCTGTTAAATTTGCTGACGTTAAAGATGTAAGGTTTGCTCCATTTCCCGTAAAAGATGTAGCTGTTACTCCTCCATTAATAGTTTGATTACCAGTAAATGTATTACTTCCAAGACCAGCTAAGTTACCTGTGGCTGTAACTCCACCTTGCCAAGAACCACCATTATAAACTTTTAGTTCGTCTGAAGTAGTATTAAAATATAAGTCACCTTCTTGTAAACTTGAACCGTCAACTCTAGCTGATGGATCACTAGAAGCAATCCGATATACGTCAGCAAAAGCGTTGACGTCAGTTAAATTATTTGCAACTGTATTAACGTTTGCTATATTGTTTCCAACATTATTTACGTTGCCTATATTAGTAGCAACTGTATTAATATTACCTTCGTTGTTATAAACGTTATTTATATTAGTTGTGTTATTTCCAGCTGCTGCGATAGCTGTTGCATTATTAGCAACTGTTGTAACCTCTGTAGCTTTTGGTACTAATCTATGAAATGTATATGTATGTAATGTACTGGTAGATTCGACTAAAAATCCAAATCCAGAAGGGATTGGACTAGGTACACCAGTAATAATAATATTTGCATTATTAGCTAAGTTACCATTATTGATAGTAACTGTTGTACCGCTTGGAGTTAAGGTTGTACTAGCTGCTTTGATACTTAAAACAGCTGCTTGTCCTGTAGTTCCACCGGGGTTTGTATCAGGAAAACTTTGCTCATCGTTGACGATATCAA